GCCGGTGGTGGAGGTCAAGCAGGTCAGTCAGAAATTGATACTGAAACCGACCCACCTACTGTAAAGGCTCGTGGTATTACTTTCCCAATTTTATTACACGAATTAGTTAAAGGTGTTTTCGAAGTATTGGGGACACACGGATTACCTGATGACCCTCGTCAAGCGGAAATGGTTATTGCATCACAAGATACACTTCCTGCCGAGATTTGGGACTTAAGATTAGGTCCTGTTTTTTGGGAGAAGTTTACTGCGGCATATCCCGATGAACTATTCGATGAAGATACAAAATATATTCAACATTACTTATTCCAAAGATTTTCAGCACTTAATCCTAAGAAATTTTTCAAATTAACAAAATTCATTTTGTCGGATGACCCTAAAGGTAAACAAGTTCTTCAAATTATGGTTGATGAAATCATAGAGGAATTGAAACAACAAGATAGAGATTCTATGTTTGGAGGTAATGATGACGATGAGGATGAACCATTCGTATAATGAGTTATACTAAAGAACAGGTATTAATAGAATATGTGAAGTGCTTAAAGGATACCCCTTATGCACTTCGCACATATTTGGAGACCTATGATAATACTGTTTCAAAATACGTTCCTTTAGAGTTATTTCCTGACCAAGTATCTTTATTAGATGATTACGAAAATTACAACGAAAATATAGCATTAAAGTATCGTCAGGCGGGTGTATCTACTGTAACTGCGGCATGGGCGTCTAAAAAATTAGTATTCGCCAAAAAAACAAAACCTGAAAAACTTCTAATTATTGCCAATAAACTTGACACCGCTCAAGAAATGGCAAATAAGGTTAGGGCATTTGTTGACCAATGGCCGTCTTGGGTTGATGTCGGATTCGCCAAAGAAAAAAATTCACAAAGACATTATAAATTAACAAACGGTTGTGAGGTTAAAGCGGTCGCAACATCGAAAGATGCGTTACGTGGATATACTCCAACTATACTAATTTTTGATGAGGCGGCTTATATCGAAGCGGATTCTGATTTTTGGTCCGCTTGTATGGCGTCACTATCTACGGGTGGTAAAGTTATTGTTATTTCAACACCAAACGGTCACGACCCAATTTATTACGAGATTTACGACCAATCTATCAGAACGATGAATGATTTTAAAATCTCTGAAATGTATTGGTACAAAGACCCACGTTACACTAAGGATTTATATTTGGTGCAAACGGAAGACATAATTGATTATTTTTTAAATAAAGAAAATTATAGCCAAGATTTAATTAAAGTACTGGATGATTATGATGTTACAAATCCTGAACAATGTGAGAAACTGAAACATTATATGTCCATAGGATATAAACCATCGTCAACTTGGTTTGAATCTATGGTGAAGAAACTAAAGTACGACAAACGAAAAGTTTCTCAGGAATTGGAATGTAATTTCTTGGGTTCAGGTGATAACGTATTTGATTCTAAAACATTACAAAAAATTAGAGAAAATCAGATTACGGAACCACAAAACAAGATGATGTCAAACTCACTTTGGATTTGGAATGAACCTGTAACAGGACATAAATACGTAATGGGTGTCGATGTCTCAAGAGGAGATTCTGAAGATTTTTCAACTTTCCAAATTATAGATTTTGATACAAGAGAGCAGGTAGCCGAATTCGTTGGAAAACTTCCTCCTGATATTATGGCGGAGATTTGTTTTAAATGGGCTAATATGTATTCTGCATTTGTAGTAATCGATATCACCGGTGGTATGGGGGTTTCTACATCAAGAAAAATGCAAGAACTTGGTTACAAAAATCTTTACGTTGATGGTGTTGATTATCAAAATAAATGGGAATATGACCCAAAAAAAGCCGAAAAAATACCGGGAATCAACTTTAACGCAAAAAGAGTTCAGATTATCGCAGCGTTAGAGGAATCTGTTAGACACGAATTCAAATTAAAGAGTGCGAGGTTATTAAACGAAATGAATAGTTTTGTTTATATTAACGGTAGACCTGACCATCAAAAAGGTGGACATGACGACTTAATTATGTCAATCGCTATGGCGATGTATGTTGCGGAATCATCATTCAGTCAACTAACCAAAGTTACAGAACAAACAAAAGCCATGATAAATTCTTGGACCATGCAAACTGACGACACTCCATCGAAATCAATCGCATTTAACCCACATATGCCCAATCTTCCATCAAGATATCAAGACCCTAATTTTAATTCGGGAGCATCAAGAGATGATTACATGAAATATGGTTGGTTATTTGGGGGAATGAGATAATATTTATTATAACTACAAAACTATTGTTTATCTATTTATACTTGTAGTTAATTTTATTATATGGAAAATAATCAAAATCTTACAGTTTGGCAGAGACTGAGTAAAACATTTGGACCGTATTCATTGTTAGGTCAGGATTACCCAACTTATCAATATGACAAAACGGAGTTATTAAAAACAAACAACAAACAACAATACGAAAAAGAAAAGTTACAGGCTCAACAAACTTTTTACTTAGCCAATCAGTGGACCAAAATTGAGAATAATTTGTATACTCAAGCCACTTATTATGAACCAACAAGATTAGCGTCATTTTACGATTTTGAATCGATGGAATACACCCCAGAGATTTCTGCTGCACTTGACATTTACGGTGAGGAATCCACTACCGTAAATCAAGAAGGGCAAATGGTTCAAATTTATTCTGATTCACAAAGAATAAAATCAATTCTAACTGATTTATTTAATAGCGCCTTAGATATTAATACAAATTTACCGATGTGGACAAGAAATACTTGTAAATACGGTGATAATTTTGTGTATTTAAAACTTGACCCTGAAAAGGGTGTTGTGGGCTGTATGCAGTTACCCAACATTGAAATCGAAAGATTGGAGATGGGTATGGCATCTAAAACTTATAATACCGAAACGGACCCGAAAAACACAGGACTTAAGTTCAAATGGAAGGTTAAAGATATGGAATTTAATTCTTGGGAAATCGCACATTTTAGATTATTAGGTGATGATAGAAAACTTCCGTATGGAACATCGATGTTAGAAAAAGCAAGACGTATTTGGAAACAATTAATCTTAGCGGAAGATGCGATGTTAATTTATCGTACATCAAGAGCACCCGAAAGAAGAGTTTTCAAGGTATTTGTTGGAAACATGGATGACCAAGATGTTGAGGGGTACGTACAACGTGTTGCAAATAAATTCAAACGTCAACAAGTAGTAGACCATAAAACTGGAAATGTTGATATGAGATTCAACCAAATGGCCGTTGACCAAGATTATTTTGTTCCTGTTCGTGACCCAGCACAGGCAAGTCCTATTGAGACCCTACCCGGAGCAACTAACTTGGCAGAAATTGCCGATATTGAATATATTCAAAAGAAACTATTAACCGCACTTCGCGTTCCAAAAGCATTTTTAGGTTTTGAAGAACCGGTCGGTGATGGTAAGAATCTATCATTGATGGATATTCGTTTTGCAAGAACAATTAATAGAATTCAAAAAAGTATGTTGGCAGAAATGAATAAAATCGCTATCATACATTTATTTTTATTAGGTTTTGAGGACGAATTAAGTAATTTTACATTGGGTCTTCATAATTCATCAAAACAAGCCGATTTATTAGCAATTGATGTTTGGAAAGAGAAGATGTTACTTTATAAGGATGCTGTCGCGGCAATCGAAGGTATTGCACCTGTATCTGTTTCTTGGGCTAAAAAACACGTACTTGGATTCTCTGACGAAGAAATCAAACTTGATTTACAACAACAAAGAATTGAAATGGCGGTTGGAGCAGAACTTAAAAATACCCCAACAATTATTGTTCATACGGGTATATTTGATAATGTTGATAAGTTATACGGTCAACAAAGTGGAACAACCGCAGCCGCAGGGGCTACACCACCTCCTCCACCTGATGGTGGAATGGGTGATATGGGAGGAGTACCACCGCCACCACCAGGTCCTGAACCAGGTGGAGATGCAGGAATGACCCCCGAATCAAAAACAAGAGATAATATGAATATATTACTCGAAAGTAGTGATTTAATAAATGAAGATGACTTCATAGATTTGTCGAGAGCAAGAAATTCTTTGGGCGATATTGGTGACGAACTCGATAGAATACTAAATGACTAATATTTATTATAAAATATTTGCAAAATGAAAATAGGTGTATTAAAATCAAGGGTTGAGAAATTACTTTCCGAATCTTACGGAAAAGGAACTTTTAAAGAAGAGATTAAAAATTTCAATAGAAATGTGTTATCAAATAAAAACATATCTAAATTATTTTTTCTTTACGACGAGTTATCGACAAATAAAGGTTACGAGCAAAAATTGGCTGAGGATTTTGTTTTTGAATCAATTACTATGTTTGAAAACATTATCAATAAGACAGACAAAAAAGATTTAGAAAAACTTAAAAAGTGGTCAATTGGCGTTAACTCACATAATCAATACACGGACATAGATAACTTGTTTTATAATACAGGAGATGTTTTACATTTGGAAAACAAAGTTAGAAGTAAAAAGTTAATTGTTGAGGGATTAAAAAAGACTCCTATTGTTGAAAACAAGGAGACAATTAATTTACCTTTGAGTTCTATGGTCAAAGTTGCAAATAAATCTATCGAAGAATTTGTATCTAATTTAAACGAATCCGAAAAGAAAGAACTTAATTTATTTCTTAAGGAAGATGTTTCAGTTTTAGTTGAAAAATTTCAAAATCTAAAGGATGAAGCGGTAGTTAAATTAGTTGTTGTTTTAGAATCTGAATCTGACGAATCGGTTAAAAGTACCATCAACGAGACGATAGATAATATCAAAACCAAGAAATTTGACAGATTAGAGTATTTTAAGTTAAAGAATTTGGTCGATACACTATAAATTTTGACATTTTGACAAAATTCATCTAACTTTTTTTCAGAAAAATAAACTCTGAAAAAAATGAGAGAATGAAGAAAGGAAAAACCGCTAAACTAAGCGGGTTCAAATCGTCAAAAATTAGTTATGGAACAGTAGATTCAAAAAACTTAAAATCAGTTTACATTAACATTCAAACTTGGGTTCAACCAAAAGACGATTATGAAAATTGGACAAGAATTGTCCTAAATATGTCAAGAGCAATTAAACACGTAGTATATAATTGCGTTGACAAAGAAATGTTCGAGGAACAATTTATTGCGGATTTAGATTTAAGAACAAGTGGAATTCAATATAAAAAAAGGTCTTTTATGAATTTAGAAATTAATCTTTATTTATTAAAAGAAATGGATTTCAAGTCAACTAAGTTAAAAAAATCAATCAAATCTATTGTAAGTTGTATTCATTCAGATATATTCAGAAAAAATGAATATTTTGATTTCCACTTAAGTAAAAAAGACAAAACTGAACTTGTAGAGGTATAAATATAAAGTTCGAGGTATTTATATAAAAATATCGACATGAACGAACTTAAAATATTGAAGCCCTACGAATCGGGAAAAGGGATTCTTATTGAGTATGATGCAGGATATGTGTCACCAAAAGAATTCGGAAATCAAAATATTTTGATGGAATCCAAAAGTTTTATGGACCACAGTAAACCTTTTGAGTTTTATGCGGTTCTACAAAAATATAATACACCAAATCGTAATGGTAGGATTTATCCTGAAAAAATATTAAAAAGAGAAGCAGAAAATTATAAGAAAATGATTAATAAGGGGGTTTCACTTTCTGAGTTGAATCACCCTGAATCATCTTTAATTGATTTGGATAGAGTTTCTCACATTATCACTGAAGTATGGTGGGATGGAATAATATTAATGGGTAAATTAAAATTACTGACATCACCCGGATTCCACGAAAGAGGGATTTGTTCTACTAAGGGGGATTTAGCGGCAAACTACTTAAGACAAGGAGTTACTTTAGGTATTTCATCAAGAGGAGTTGGCTCCCTTAAAAAGATAGGAGAGCAAAATGAAGTACAGGATGATTTTGAATTAATTTGTTTTGACTTAGTATCTTCCCCATCAACGCCAGGCGCGTATCTTTTTTCTAATCCTGAAGAGAGAGGTAATTTTGAAGAGAACTTGGAGGAGGAAAATAAAACACAAAGGGAACGTCACGTAGGTCCTGAAGCAAACAAATCATTAGACCTAATGAAACGATTAAGTACTTATCTCGATAAATAATCCTTGATTTTATAAAATGTTTTGATGATATTTTATAAAAAATAAAACTATGAACGAAAAATATTTCATTGCAAAACTTTACTACGAATTTCCTGATGAAGAAACAGGTAAGGTAAAAAAGGTAAAAGAAGAGAAACTTGTAAAGGCATATAGTCCGACTGATGTTGAGGCTAAGATTACAAAAAGGTATAGTGAATTAACTTGGGATTGGAGAATCACATCAATTGCTGAAAGCAAAATTGACGAAGTTATCGAAGTATTATAAATTTTTTTTCTTAAAAACTTATTAAAAAGGGAATCCAATCGGGTTCCCTTTTTTTATTTATTTAACTTTTTTTTTAATCAAAACCACAGAAAATGAATTTTTTACGTATATGACAATATTTATATGAAAAATATACATTTAAAAAAATGGCAAAAGAAAAAAATTTGGTTGAGGACGCTCTTATTCAAATGAGAAATTTGGAAGAGGCGGTAGCCGAAAATGCAAAAGGAATACTTGCATCTACAATGAAGCAAGAAATCAAAGAACTAGTAAAAGAATCTATCGTATCGGAACAAGGTGATGATGACGAGGAGATTGGAACAGATGATGAAATGGACATGGACATGGATTCTGATGAAATGGATATGGATATGGATTCTGATGATGAAATGGATATGGATATGGATTCTGATGATGAAATGGATATGGATATGGATTCTGATATGATTGACACCGAAATGCCTGACGATGATGTTATTGATTTGTCGGGTTCAGATATTTCTGATGAAGACTTATTGAAAGTTTTCTTAGCAATGGATGAAAATGATGGTGTTATAGTAAAAAAAGATAACAATATGGTTAATCTAAAAGACGACAACACAGATAAAGAATACATGATTCAAATGGAATCCTCTGAAGGGGATTACGACATGGAAGTGGAAGAAGACTACGATATGTTGGATGAAGACGACATGGAAATCGAAGAAGACGACATGGACATGGAAATCGGAGAAGAAGACGACGACGAAGACATGGAAATGGGTATGGGTGACGATGATATGGACATTGATTCTATCATAGACTCTGTTTTTTCAAAAGATGTCGGCTCTATGGAAGAATCTGATATGGAGGAAGTCGTTTACGAAATTGAAATGGATGAAGACGACATGGAAATGGAAGAAGACTACGATATGTTGGACGAAGATGATATGATGGATGAAGATGATGATATCCAAATGGAATCTACAAAACCAAAAATCGGTAAGGGTGCTAGAATTGGCAAACCTAAATTTTCGTACAAAAAATCTTCAGGCGGATTTAAAGAAGACATGAAAAAAGGTACAAGAGGTGTTGGAATGGGTAAACCTAAATTCGAATTCAAGGAAGGTAAAAAAGATATTTCCGACGCAGTTAAGAAGGAAATGATGCCTTTCAAGAAGAAAGAAACTAAAGAAGCGGCTCGTACTTACGGTATGGGGTCAAAAAGCGGACGTGGTTTGAGAAAAGGGATTACACCAAACAGAAACCTTACGTTTGAAAGTCGCGAAAGAAATTTAGAACAAATTCAAATTCTTAGAGAGAAAAACGAAGAATATCGTAAAGCACTAAATGTGTTCAGAGATAAACTTAATGAAGTGGCTACTTTCAATTCTAATTTAGCGTACGCTACAAGATTATTTACTGAACATTCAACATCTAAACAAGAGAAAATTAATATCTTGAGAAGATTTGACGGTGTAGAATCTATTAAAGAATCTAAAAATCTTTATCGCACAATCAAAAGTGAATTAACATCAACAAATAAAACGTCGATTACTGAATCGATTGGAGAAAAAATCGATAGAACTCCATCATCAGGTTCAGCATCAACATTAATCGAATCTAAAACTTATGAGAATCCTCAATTCTTAAGAATGAAGGATATTATGAGTAAGATTATAAAATAAAAATAAACTTAAAAAATAATTCCAAAAAATGGGAGCATTATTAGAATCAGGTCTTGTTGGTAACATCGGGTTAAAACACCTTAAAGTTATCAAAGAAGATACTATCAACAAATGGGACAAATTAGGGTTCCTTGAAGGTCTTAAAGGCCACCTAAAAGAAAATGTAGCACAACTTTATGAAAACCAAGCGTCACATTTGATTAACGAAGCAACGTCTGATGGTTCATCAGGTTCATTTGAAACAGTTGTGTTTCCAATTGTAAGACGTGTATTCTCTAAATTGTTAGCAAACGAAATCGTATCTGTTCAGGCAATGAACTTACCAATCGGTAAATTGTTCTTCTTCGTACCTAAAATTCAGGGATATTCAGGAGCAACTGCTGACGGTCAAATGCCGGGCGGATATTCAGATTCAGGTAATCACTATAGTCCTGTTGGTTCTCCGGGTAATTACCCTGGTGACCCAGGAGATGGTTACTCAAACGGTACCCCTTACGCAAAAAATCTTTACGATTTGTTTTACGAAGGAACTGAACCAGGTTTGAATCCTTCAGGTATTTTCGATTACTCAAAAGGCCGATTCATCGTTATGTCCGCTGGAACTACTACTGTTGCTTGGTCAAATGGAGCATTGGTGACTTCAGGTTACACAGTGTTTGGTGACGTTGCAGCATCAACTAAAGAATTTAGAAAGATTATTGTAGGTCTTTCAGGATTCTCACAGTCGGGTGTTGGTAAATTAATTGGGCCTGATGGTCAAGAAGTTGATAATGAGTCATTCTTGTCTAACTTGATACTTTACACTGCAAACTCAACTGCAGCATCTAATCTTGGTGTATCAACATACGCACCACTTTTATTCCGTGTTGTAACACAGAAATATGGTCAAGGTATTGTTGGACCAACATCTTCACCTAGACAAGCGGCATTTAACCGTTCAAATACTGGTGGTAATGGAGGTTATTATGATAACATCTGTGACCAAGCGGGTATCATTTACTTAGAAATTGACGCACAAGTACCTGTTTGTGTTTCATGTGGTCAGTCTACACCTGATGGTTATTCTGGGGCATCTCTAACAAATAGTTCTTGGTCAGGAACATCAAACATTTCTGCGGCTTGGAGACGTTACGAAGAACTTGAATTCGAAGATAAAATTGGTGAAGTTTCTTTTGACCTTGAGTCAGTAACTGTTTCAGTAACTGAAAGAAAACTAAGAGCACAATGGTCACCTGAACTTGCTCAAGACGTTGCGGCATTCCACAACATCGACGCTGAGGCTGAATTAACGGCTTTATTGTCAGAACAAGTTGCGGCTGAAATTGACCGTGAGATTCTACGTGACTTACGTAAAGGTGCGGCTTGGAATCTTCGTTGGGACTACAACGGATGGAAGCGTCTGTCTTCATCTGGAACAACACCATACACTCAAAAAGATTGGAATCAAACTTTGATTACGGCAATCAATCAAATTTCTGCACAAATCCACAAGTCAACTCTTCGTGGTGGAGCAAATTGGATTATTGTATCTTCTGAGATTTCTGCAATTTTCGATGACTTGGAATACTTCCACGTATCAAATGCGTCACCTGAGCAAGACCAATTTAACATGGGTATTGAAAGAGTAGGTACTCTATCAGGTCGTTACCAAGTATACCGTGACCCTTACTTCCCTGCTAACACAGTGTTAATTGGTCACAAAGGTACTTCGTTACTTGACACAGGATACATTTACGCACCGTATGTACCTCTACAGTTGACTCCAACTATGTACAATCCATTCAACTTCACACCTATTAAAGGTATCATGACACGTTACGCTAAGAAAATGGTTAATAACCGTTTCTACGGACGTATCACAGTTGACGGAGTTCGTACATTTGATTTGAATGAATTGAGATAATCAATTAATTAATATTAACGAAAAGGGACAAGAAATTGTCCCTTTTTTTGTTTTTTACAGGTTATAAGATATTTATTATAAAAGTAAACATCATGGCTATAAGACTATTCACAGGTACCACTTGCGGTGGATTTTCCACAATAACATTTATTGCTGACGACACTACTATCGCGGCAAATCCATTAAATAGAATTTATCAATTAAATACAGGCGTTTGTTTTACTTTGACTGCATCAGGAACAACGTCAACAGATAATGTTACTGCGGTAATTGCTTATGGTCCCTATACCACATGTGCATTATGTTTAGCACCACTGAATTCAGGTGGGGTTACCTCTAAAGATTGTAAGGACTGCGGAACAAACTCATATACCGCAACAACTCTCAACCAAGCCATTTATACAAATGGTCAAAATAGAGCAATTGTGCAAAACAACACAGTCGCCTTAGGAGGATTCAACGGTCTAAATAACTAAATTATTTAGAAAGTATTCTAATACATTTCGATATTACTTCTGTTTCACCAATATTGTAAACACCTCTTTCGTATGCGTATTTAATTGCATGAATTAAAAATACTGTAGCGATTTCATTATTAAGAGTTTGTAATATAGTCTCTAACTGTTCTTCCGTCTGTATTTCTAATCTCCCGAACAAAACTGCTAGGGATTGGTTTAATTCGTCTTCCATTTTCATTTTTAATTTTTGATTTTACAAATTCAAAAGTTGCGACATCAATATCATCAATACAATGATAATTATCTAATATAACTTTATTGAATTCCTGTGTTAGTTCGGGTGTCCAAACAAAATTTTCGTACAACATAAAATTGATAGTGTTATGATATTTATAATAATAATGAAAAAAATCCTTCATGACAAATAGAAATACAAAAATAAATGAGGCAACTGTTTCATCATCATCAGGAAAGTATTCTAATATACCATTAGTTTCTGGTGAAAGATTGTTTAATAAACAACAAATGCAACCATTTTACATTCCTACATCTAAATATGACAACGCAGAGTTAGCATATGATAGTTATGATGGTAAAATGAGTACACCAAAAAAGGATATACAAAAAAAAGAAAAAATGGCAAGAAAGATATCTACGTATATTAAGAAACATCCGACACAAAGTGACGGAGATGGGAATGTGTTAACAGGTCCGTTAAATGTTAAGGAAGGATGGGTTGAAATAACTCAAAATACTGATATTGATTTATTAACTGAGGATTTAGCCGTTTGGTTTGGTACTAAAAAGAAACCTAAAGGTTCAAAACAACCAAAAGGTCCTTGGGTTAATATTTGTCGTAAAAAAGAGGGTGGTGGACATCCTCCTTGTGGTAGACCTGAAGCATCTTCAAAAGGTTATCCGAAATGTCGTGCCGCAGGTGTTGCCTCCAAAATGACTGATTCACAAAAGAAAAGTGCTTGTCAACAAAAAAGAAGTGCTGAAAAATCAGAACCTAAAACGGGTACGGGGAACAAACCAACAATGGTTTCTTACAAACCTAAGAAGAAAAAAACAAACGAAAACTTAAGAAGTGTCATTAAGAATATTCTTAATGAAATTAAATCTTCTTAAGAATATCGGTTAGAGAACAATTGATTTGTGAGTGGATTACCGTTTCATAGGATTTTCTACGTAACTCAATTTCGTTATTAAATAAGAAATTAACTCTTTGCCAAACTCTAGCATCCATTAATATAGAATAGTGATATACGTGGTTTGTAACAAACGCCTGTTGGTGTTGTAGAGTTAAATAAATACCCAACCTATCATTAATAATGATTTTCTTTTCTGATACAGGAGCAAAGATTAATTCAGTGTCGTTCTGTTTAAGCAGTTTTCTTGATATATGAAAACAGGTTTGCTGATACCTGTCCATAGTAGGGTCAATTTTTTGGTCTAAAGGTCTTCTATGTATCCAAAGATAATATTTAAGAAATACTCTTTTGATTTTTCTTTTAACAAATTGATAAAGTGTCATAGGGGATGTTTTGTGAGTACAAAGATATAAAACTATTTTGACATTAGCAATATGGTGGGGAACATTTTTTCTTTCCGTCTAAACCTTTCATACGACCTTGACATACTTGAACCGCGAACCCATTTCCATATGCTGAGGGGTAGACCTTAAATTTACTTTTCGCTGCCGCTTTACCTCTAGCACACAATTTTGTTCCTGTTTTCTTTTTACCTTCTTGTAAAGTTTCTTCATCACTTTCGTAATAGTTATTTTTGAATAGATTCAGAATTCTGGAATCCCTATCTGAAACAGGGATATATTCATATGAGAAACTAGATTCCCCTTCTATAAATCTATTCTTACTTTCTTCGAACATAATATTACAAACCGTATCGGGGCATTTAACTACCATTTCCGGTACTGAGAAAGGGTCATCATTTTTTATTTTAACTATCTCACCACTAATTTCAACATCCTTACGTATTTTTTCCAATTTACCTGATTCAGGATTATAGTTTGATGTGTGAAGTCTTTTAATTAGTGAAATTGGTTTACCTATTATAAAATTCAATTTTGATTCAGAAACGACTAAGGACGAATCCTCAATATCTTGTTTACCGTCTCCTTTAGTATGATTCATCATAAAATCAAACACTTGGTCCATATTATTTTTGGCTTCGGCAATATGGTCCTGAGCCCAATCGTGACCGTCATCTAATATCTCAGTTACCATATCTTGGTCTAACTCTAATAACATATCACATTGTCTTCTCATTTGTTCTAAATTTGAAAAGAACATATATCTATCTGAATAATCTTCGTGAGATTCATTTAATACTCTATTAACAATACGACTTAAATCCGATTCTGTTAACTTAACTACTTTTTTCATTTTTTATTCACAATTTGAAATTTTATTTGTTTTTTATATGTTGTTACTTCACTATTAATATTCAACTTTAAGTCTACAAAATACTCGTTTGGAATTTTATCCCTTGTATCGAAT